AAAAATAGTATTTGAGGTCAAAGAATGAGTGTAACAAAAATAAAAAGTAATTTAATGGATAGCAGAGATGCATTCAAGCCATTCAACTATCCGTGGGCATATGATGCATGGTTGAAGCACGAACAGTCACATTGGCTACACACAGAAGTTCCAATGGCCGAAGATGTAAAAGATTGGAAGAAAAAGTTAACAGTAGAAGAAAAACATTTTCTCACAAACATCTTTCGTTTCTTTACTCAAGGCGACATTGACGTTGCTGGTGGTTATGTAAAAAACTATCTACCATACTTCAAACAACCAGAAGTACGTATGATGTTGCTTGGCTTTGCCGCTAGAGAAGCATTGCACGTGGCTGCCTATAGTCATCTGATTGAAACACTAGGTCTACCAGATACAACATATAACGAATTCTTAGCATATCAAGAAATGAAAGACAAGCACGATTATGTGCTAGACATTTCAGATAAGAATGGTGACTTGCAATCTACTGCTACACACATTGCAGTATTCTCCGCATTCACAGAAGGTATGCAGTTGTTCTCTTCATTCATTATGCTTTTGAACTTTCCTCGCACAGGTAAAATGAAAGGCATGGGACAAATTGTTACTTGGTCTATCGTAGAAGAAACACAACATTATGAGTCTATGATTAAACTATTCAGATCATTCATCCAAGAAAATAACGAAATTTGGAATGATGAATTGAAATCTAAGATATATACTATTGCAGAACGAATGGTAGAACTTGAAGATAAGTTTATTGACTTAGCTTTTGGCATTAGCGAAATGGAAGGCCTTACGGCTGAAGAAGTTAAGAAATACATTCGTTACATTGCAGACAGGCGCCTTATCAGTCTTGGACTCAAAGGCATATTTAAAGTTAAGAAAAATCCATTACCTTGGGTTGAAGAAATGATTAATGCGCCAACGCATACGAATTTCTTTGAGAACAGAGCAACTGATTACGCAAAGGGTGCTACAAAAGGTGATTGGGCAGATGTATGGGGTAAAGCGGCTTGACGATCAATAAAATTTTAAATTGTACGATTGTGGGCGGCGGCAGTTCTGCTTGGTTAACTGCCGCACATCTTTTGGCAGATTCAAATTTAAATCTAACAATAATTGATAAAGAATTATCAACGCCAATAGGTGTGGGTGAAGCTACGATATTAAATTTTGACACGTTTATGAATAATTGTGGATTTAATATTGATGAGTGGTTTAATGAAATTGATGCTAGTATTAAATGTGCGATTTATTTTCCGGATTGGATATATGAAGGTAATCAGATTTGGCACCCATTTGAAAGTTCAAACCACCAATCTATTGATATAAGGTCTGTGTGGTCTCTCAATCAGAATTATTCGATACGTGATTATGGATCCAAACAAAATTTCAATTCCGTAATTAAAGAAAATAAAATTGATGCATCAATTGCTCATGGATATCATGTAGATGCCGCAAAACTTGCGTTTTACATTAGAAAAAAAATAAAAGATAAAGTTACGATAATTGATTCTGAAGTTGTTGTTGTAAATAAAACCAAAAATTCCGTAGATTCATTAATTTTAGCAAACGGCATAACAATAAAATCAGATTTATACATTGATTGTACTGGATTTAAATCACTATTGAATCCAAATAGAAAAACGAATTCATTGAAAGATAGACTATTTGTGAATACTGCTGTTGCAGGAATAGTACAATATAAAAATGTAAATGAAGAACAGAACCCATACACAACCGCACATGCGGTAGATATTGGTTGGATATGGAAAATTCCAACAAAAAGTAGAATTGGCACCGGATTAGTATTTAATAAAAGTATTACCTCTGTAGATGACGCAAAAGATTTTTTCTGTAGCTATTGGGGGCGTGATAGAATAACACCAGATAAACTTAGGGTTATAGATTGGACACCATACTACAATGATACTCCTTGGGACGGTAATGTCGTATCAATTGGGTTAAGCGCAGGATTTATTGAGCCGCTAGAAAGCACCGGACTTGCATTGAGTATGTTTCAAGCAATGAAATTGAAAGAAAAAATAAAAGATAACACTTGGGACACAATCAAATCGGAACTTTATAATCTAGAATATAAAGAACATTTCGAATCTTGTGTTGATTTTGTTAGCTTACACTATTCAAAAACATCTAGAACTTCTGAATTTTGGAAATTTGTGTCTGATACATATAAGTATTCCGACAGATTGAATACTATTATTTCTTTATCAAGTGAAAGATTTCCAACAAATTCATGTTCGCCAAAAGGACAATTTCCATCAAGTGCTTGGATTTTTTGGCTATCTCAGATGGAATATCCATTAGCAAATGATAATATTAATATGTCTAAATATGATGCTGAAAAATTTATTATCAAACATAAGTCATTGTTAGATAGTTTAAGTGCAAGGCAAATTACCCACACCGAATACCTTAGAAAGTTTAATAAAACATGAAACAATTAACATATGTATTTTTTGCTCTTGCATTGATTGTTGCAGGATTTACATTTTCTGCATTGAATGCACACGCACAAACAGGAAAACAAAAAGCTGGAGTTTTGTATGACGCTAATATTACTAGGGTTATTGATGGGGATACTGTTGCGTTTGAAGCGGCTTGGTTACCAGACCCACTCAAAAAAGAATTAAGCATTCGTGTCTTTGGTGTTGACACACCAGAAAAAGGACACAGAGCGCAATGCCCAAAGGAAGATGTGATGGGACAAAAAGCTACTGAATTCACAAAAAAAGCAGTTGTTTCGGCAAAGAAACGCCAAGTCATTCTGATGGATTGGGACAAGTATGGTGGTCGTGTTCTTGGTGATGTTATCTTAGACGGAAAAAGTTTACGTCAAGGATTAATTGCAAACGGGCTAGCCCGTGAATACTACGGCGAGGCTAAAACTTCATGGTGTAACTGATTGACACATGTGGAGACTATGGGCAAAATCATTGGGCAATAAAGCCAGTGCATGTGATAAAGAGTCAGACAAAATTGCAATCATTAGAACATGTATTGTGCTTTGCTATATAATAACGAATCTGTTTATTGTAGCAGGCGTTATAAGGCATTGGTAAAAAATGAGTTTTTTAGTTGCAAACATACCAAGAGTTAGATGCTATATAAGAAAAGAATTTCTTTATAATTTCGAAAAAGGCTTTGGCGAATACGTACCTTGTATTTGGGTATCAATCAAATCGATGAGTCGTAGAGCATTCTTCATCGAATCGTATTTGCCTGAGTATGGAGCATTGTACGATAAACTTCCATTAGAAGCATATGTAAGTAGAAATCACGATTTGGATAGAGATAATTTTTTGCCTCTAGACCATTTGCAAATATGGGATTGTTTATCGTATGACCTTGCTGTAATACAAAAATCATTTCTATTAAATCTAAGTGGTAAATTTTATGCTAAAGATAAACAATGGTATCAAGGTAATTACATGTTTACTGTTGACAATTCTGCATCAGATGAATATCTAGATATGGGTGATAGCGAAAATCCAGAAGACCATAAATCATATAACTTTCTTGAACTAGACAACGGACAGTATGCGGCACAGCCGAACAATCGTTGTATATTTCTTGACGCCGCAAGCAATCCGAAAGAGATGCTATTTCCAGACTTTAAAGTCTGCACAAAAAAATATATTGTGGAGCAAAATCCAAAATGGGCGATTGGTGATGCTGATACAGTAATGTACGAATAAGGAGATTAAATGTCAACATACAAAATATTTTGCGATTCATGCGAAGCAGAATTTTCAATTACGCCATTAGCGGGATCAGACGCACGTCCAACAAATTGTGCTTATTGTGGATCTAATATAGCAGAAGAAACAATTACAGAAAAAGATGAAGAATTGCCTGATGGATGGATGGATGAATTAATTGATGATGAATGGTCATCGGAAGACGATAGATGATTATCGCAGGAGTAGATTATTCTCTAACCTGTCCTGCAATGTGTGTATTTGATGATGAAGATGGTGAGTTTAGTTTTGAAAAATGTCATTTTTATTTTCTGACCCAATCTAGAAAATATGATGTACAATTCAAAAACATAACAGGTAGATTTTTCGACCACGAAGGAATGACCGACATATTAAGATATGATGGTATTTCAAATTTCTTCATTGATAGATTGTTAGAGACAGACAAAGACTGCCACGTATTCTTAGAAGGATATTCTATGGGATCAAAAGGCAGAGTGTTTAACATTGCAGAGAACGCTGGCATTCTAAAATACAGACTATGGTTGTTTGCCGTAGAGTGTACAGAGATACCACCAACAGTACTTAAGAAATATGCTACTGGTAAAGGCAATGCAAATAAAGAACGAATGCAAGAAGTCTTTGAAGAATTCAACGACATTCGTTTAAAAGAAGAACTACATATGACTGAGAAGCAATGGAATCCTTCTTCCGACTTGATTGATGCGTATTGGCTTTGCAAATATGGATTTGACAAGTTGACATCCGAAACAAAATAGAGTATACTCTACGTTATACAATAGAAAGTGATAATTATGGAAGAAGAAAAACTTAGTTCGTTGTTTGGTTTTGACGATGCTAAAAAGCCTAGACAACCAAAAATACTAGGACAATTATATTCATTCTATTTGGTTGGTGAAATAACAAGTCCAGAAGATTAC